AAGGGAGACCCGATCGAAAGGGCTCGCCTCATCGAAGGCAAGTGGATCGAAAGACCCACAGGAGAAGCCCTTTTCAAGCAGCACTACTCCGCAGAGCGACACATCGTCGGAGACCTCAGGCTCGGAACCGGACTAACTCCGGTGCCCTGGGCTCCGTGTGCGATCGGCTACGACCTTGGCCAGGTGTACTCGACCGCCGTGTTCATGCAGTTGGTTCCACTCGAGAATGAGCCGATCTGGATCGTGTTCGACGAGATCTGCCACCTGAACGAGAAGATCCTCTACAAGAACATGGCCAACGAGATCGTCGATCGGATCCTGGCCTGGAACAAGGCCGTCGGTCGGAAGATGGCCTGGGAGCACATCGCCGACGACAGCGCGGTGAACCAGTGGCGTCCTGGCGGCGGTGGCAGCTACGACGCCTGGGACTTCGAGAAGGAGTTCAACCGCGCCGGCCTGCTCCACCATCTGCCTCAGATGAAGATGATCGGCTGTCCGAAGGGCGCGGGATCGATCGAGGCCCGCGTTCGCATGATGCAGAGCAAGCTGCACCAGGACACGATTTTGGTGTCAGCCCAGTGCCCGTGGGCTCAGGAGACGCTCCTAATGCTCGAGGGGCGCAAGGACGAGCCTCTCAAGCCGAAGAAGACTGCGCGTGGCCTCATCCACGTTTTTGATGCGATGACGTATCCAATGCTTCGACACGAGCTTTCGGGCGGAAAATCGACCGATTTTGGATCGGCACCGGTTTCAGCAATCCACGCGGCGTAATCTTTTTTTTTGAAATTTCATTTGACCCTGAACGCACCTTGAGTGCAGCTTGAGAGCACATTGAGTGCATATTTGCTGCATGAAAAAAACCTCTGAACATCCACTGGATTCCGAAAGGTTGATTACGGTATCCGAGCTTTCTGAGAAGATCGGATACAGCGCGAGACGTGTCAGGAAGTACGCAGCCTTGGGTAAGATACCTGTTGTCAGGCTCAACAACCGAGACCTCAGATTCCACTGGCCGAGCGTCCTATCCAAACTCACCAATGCCCCGCTGGAATGAAGAGCAACTCGCCGAGTTCCTTCAACGGCATTCCACCAGGGGGACTCAGGATCACACTCAAGTACCGACTGCCCAGCCTCAACCGGCTGTTTGGAATGAACCACTGGCAGCGGCACCGAGAAAAGAAGGAGGCAAAACGCGCATTCGAGTCGTGGTTACGAGCAGGCGCTGCCGGCTCCTCGACCCCGACAACGTCTGCCCCAAGTACGTCATCGACCTCCTTCGATATGGGGGCGTACTGCGGGATGATTCTCCAGACCTTATCGAGCTCGAAATTCGACAAGAAAAGGTCAGCAAAAAAGACCAAGAAGAAACGGTAATCGAAATACTACCATGAGCATGAGAGAGGAACTGGCGGTCGCACTGACCGCAATCAAGAGTGACGATCTGTTCTCGGTCGCCAAGGCCCGAGCGATGGTCACCGTCTACGACGCGGTGTGGTGCAACAACTGGAGCGCCTACCAGGTCGTCGACGTAGAGCGCGAGTTCGCGTTCCCGCTGCTGAACCCGGAGACCGAAGGCACGAGCCGCTCGTTCTCTGAGGCCGGCAAGATGGACGCCCTGCTTCGTCGTCGCTCCGACGGCAAGCTGATCGTCCTTGAGCACAAGACCACCAGCGATGACGTGGCTCCGGAGTCCAACTACTGGGACCGGCTTCGCATGGACACGCAGGTCTCGAAGTACTTCCTGGGCGCGTTGCAGACCGGCCAGGACGTGGGTGGCGTCATCTACGACGTGATGGGCAAGCCTGGTCAACGCCAGGCGCAGATCCCGCTGCGTGACGAGGCCGGCTCCAAGATCGTACTCGATGCGAACGGCAACCGTGTGCGGACGAAGGACGGCAAGAAGTGGCGCGAGACCGGTGACACCGAGGCCGGCTACGTCGTCCAGACTCGACCGGAGACCCCGGAGGAGTTCGAGACCCGCGTGCTGGGAGTCCTGCGCGAGAACCCGTTCAACTTCTATGCCCAGAAGGAGATCGCCCGCCTCGACTCCGACATCTTGGAGTACATGAGCGACGCCTGGCAGTTGAGCCAGCAGATCCTCTACTTCCGCAAGCAGCAGTTGTGGCCGCGCAATCCGAATGCGTGCAACGCCTACAACCGCACGTGCGAGTTCTTCGATCTCTGCTCGGGCCGCGCCTCGGTCGATGGCATCCGGTTTGCCAAGACCAAGTCCGCTCACAACGAGCTCAAGATCCAGTCAGACGGCGAACGCCAGCTTCTGACCAATTCGCGGTCGTCGTCGCTTCGTCGATGCGCCCGCCACCATTTCCTGCACTACGAAGAGCAGGTCCGCAAAATCCAAGACGATGAGGCGTCCGAGGCTCTCCGTCTGGGCACGTTGGTTCACCTCGGGCTTGAGGCCTACTTCAACCACCTCAAAAACACACAGAACTGAAATGAGTATCCTAGCTAAAGTGAAGCGCGGCGACGCCGAGCTCCCTCCCCGCATCCTGATCGCCGGACCCGAAGGTATCGGTAAGTCGACGATCGCATCCCAGGCTCCGAACCCGCTGTTCGTTTGCAGCGAGGACGGTCTGACCGGTCTCGAGCACGTCGCTCGATTCTCCCCAAGCTCCCTTCAGGAGCTCAACGCCCTCCTCGATGAGTTGGCGACCAACCCCGGCGAGTACAAGTCGCTGGTCATCGACACCGCCGACTGGCTCGAGCGGATGATCTACGACGGCATCTGCAAACGGGACGGCAAGGCCAACATCGAGGACTACGGATACGGGAAGGGCTACACCATCGCCGAGCAGGAGCTCGTGTCGGTGCTCGCCAAGCTCGACCAGATCCGCCACGCCCAGCGCCTGTGGATCATCATCCTGTCGCACGTCCAGATCCGCACGTTTCAGGATCCCCGTGGCGACTCGTGGGATCGCTACGAGATGAAGGGGAACAAGAAGTTCACCGGCATCTTCCGCGAGTGGCCCGACGCCTGCCTGTTCGCCGTCTTCGAGGTCTTCAAGACCAAGGAGAAGGGCGCGATGAAAGAGAAGACCATCGGCGGCGACCGCGTGCTGCACACCCAGTGGAGCCCCGCGTGGGACGCGAAGAACCGTCTCAACCTGCCAGACAGCATCCCGCTCAACTGGGAGAGCCTGTCCGGTGAGATCAAGGCCAACAGCCCGTCCGCCCTCCGCGAGCGCATCACCGCGCTGTACGCCACCGCCAAGCTCAGCGACGCTGCCAAGGCTCAGTGGGAGAAGACCATGCCTCTGATCGGCACGCTCCCTCCTGACCGCCTCAAGGCCGCTGTGCAGAAACTCGAAACCCTTCAGTAAACCAACATGAGCAGCAACAAATACATCGAACACGCAGGTTCCTACGAGTGCATCGTCGAAGACCCCGGTGAAACGGGATGGTTCGGCGAGAGCGGAGAGAAAAAGACCCCGTTCATCCGCATCCCAGTGCGTGTGTCCGAGGGCGTCGACAAGGGCAAGATCGCCGTCTATCGGGCGTGGCTGTCGGACAGCGCGTTCGACAACACCATCCGCCGCCTCAAGGAGGTGTTCGGATTCGACGGAGACCTCAACGCTCTGTTCGCGGGCAAGACCACGTTCCTCGGTCGCCCCTGCAACATCCAGACCGAGATGGAGACCTACCAGGGCAAGGCCATGTGCAAGGTGGCGTGGCTGAATCCTCCCGGTGGTGGCGGCGGTGGCGCTGCGCCGATGGAGGCCTCGAAGCTCTCGAGCCTACTATCACGCCTCGGTCCGAAGGCCAAGGCCATCGCCAAGGCGACCCCGGTTGCCAGCGGCGTCCAGGCCGGCGGCACGAGGACCGTGTCCGGCAACACCGTGACGCAGGAAGTCGACGCCAGTTCGGACGATGTACCTTTTTGAGTATGACGTTTAATCAGTACATCCCGCTGGCGGTTCGCACCGAGTCTCCTCGGTCGTCCTGCAGCGAGCAGAATCGACTGCTGCACGCCGCGATGGGCGCGATGACGGAATCCGTCGAGCTCATGGGGTTCACCGACCAAAGCAACCTCACCGAGGAACTCGGGGACATCTGCTGGTACATCGCGATTGCGATGGACACCATTGAGCCGGTCGACTTCCAGCCGGTCAGCAACAGGTCTTTTAACCACCTAGGCCGGGAAGTTATCATCTGCAACCTCTGTGAGCAGTCCTCCTACCTTTTGGACATGACCAAGAAGAACGTCTTCTACGGTCGCCAGATCGACAAAGTGGCCTTCTTGCAGACCTGCCAGCTCATGCTCGAGCTTGTTAATAGCATTTGCAACATTTCTGGTATCCAGTTCACGAACGTACTTGCAGCCAACATCCGAAAGCTGCGAGTGCGATACCCGGAGAAGTACTCGGACCACAAGGCCGACACCCGCGACCTCGCCTCTGAGCGACAGGCGCTGTCAGTCTAGTGGTAATACAATAGGGGTCCACGGAGTTAATACTGTGGATCCCTTTTTATAAAGGGGGAGGAGAGGAATGATTGTAGAACCAGACTTTTTAGATCACTGGAAAACCAGGCTTCTTGTACGCCTACTCGGAACTGAGGTCGCACCGATCTACGTACTCCGACTCTGGGCTCACTGCCAGGCTCGCAAAACCGACCGGTTTACCGGATGGAAACCGACCGTTTTAGCCTCGGTTTGCCGGTGGGAAACCGACCCACAAACCCTGTGGGATGCGATGCTCGAAACATACCTCGAAGTGGACGGAGATGCCGTCGTTGCCAGGGGGTGGGCAGAGGTCAACGCCTCGCTGATTTCAGCATGGAACAACGGCAAAAAGGGCGGTAGACCGAGTGGTAAGAAACCGAAGGGAAACCGACCGGTTAACCCTCCGGTATCCGACCGGCTAACCGATAGAGAAGAGAAGATAGAGAAGATAGAGAAGAAGGAACAGGGCTCCGCTGACGCTTCGCTCCCTCCTTCGCCTTGGTTCGTTGCTCATGGAGTTGAGCTTCCGGAAGCACTACGAACGATCGAATGCCTTGCTGCAGTGAAGCTGTGGCTGAAGCACAAGAAGGAGAAAGGTCAGTCCTACAAGGTCACAGGACTCACAGCGGCACTAAAGAAGTGGGAAACTGAATACGGCCCCAGCGAATTACCAAAAGCGATCGAGCGTGCTATGGCCAATAACTGGGCAGGCATTCATCCAGACAACGATAAAAAGGTTCCGCCACCGCCTATTACTCCAGGCCAAGAGTGGCGTAATGATCCAACCGACTGGAGACACTCGCTGTGAGTTTAGAAAACACAGATGTGTATTTCTCGGAGTCCGACGAGCTCGGGATCCTTGGAGCCTGCCTGATCGGATCGACCGAGACAGCGGCCGATGCCGTCGCCCAGATGCACGCAGGCCTGCTGACAAACGACACGGTCAGGGAGTCGCTCGACCTGGTTGATGCGATCCTCAAGGAAGGCGGCAAGCCAGGCATGGACACGCTGGGCCGAGCATGGAAGAAGGTGTACTCGAAGAAGCCCATGCCGATCGAGGTGTGGAGCAAGGCGATGGACTCCTGTCCCTCGGAGCACAACCTGAGCTACCACGTCCAGGGGGTTCGCGAAGCGTTCACTCGTCGCAGGCTGCGTGAAGCTGGCCAGCGGCTAGTGACCGACTCAGGAAACTCATCGACGCCGGTCGACGCTGCGATCTCTCAACTCGAGGCTGGCATCTCGATGGAGCAGGAGGTCATGCCGGCGACCGCGAACTCGAAGACGGTCGTCTCCGGATTCCTCGATGCGCTCCAGGATCGCTGGGCCACTCGCGGGAAGCTGAGCGGCGTGACCTCCGGGATCCAGATGCTCGACCGCATGACGGACGGCATCCAGTTCGGCGAGCTCTTCCTCGTCGCTGCTCGTCCCAGCATCGGCAAGACCGCGATGGGTGTGTCGATCACCCAGGTGGCGTGCGTCAACGAGGGCGTCCCCACGCTCTTCGTGACGGCCGAGATGAGCGAGAAGGCCCTCATGCGCCGACTGGTGTCGACCGTGGCCGGCGTGCCCATGCAGACGATCAAGACGGCCGACCTCGATGAGGGCGACTTCAAGAAGATCGGAGCGGCCGGCGTGAAGATCTCCAGAGCCCCGCTGCACTTCCTCGACGTGTCATCGGGCGGGACGGTCTCAACCATCACCGCGTCGATCCGCAGGGCTGTGCGGCGGCACAAGGTGAAGTTGGTGATCATCGACTACCTCCAGAAGATCCAAGCCTCTGGTAAGCACGAGAAGCGCACCTACGAGGTCGGCGAGGTGTCGACCAAGCTGAAGGGTTGCGCGGTCGCCTCGAATGTGGCGATGGTCTGCCTCGCGCAGATCAACCGCGAATCGGAAAAGGAGAAAAACCGCACCCCGAAGCTCAGCGACCTGGCCGAATCCGGACAGATCGAGCGCGATGCCGACACTGTGTGCCTACTCGACAGGAACCGGGGAGAGCCTCGAGGGGAGGCGAAGCTCATCATCGCGAAGCAACGCGACGGTGAGTGCGGAATCGTGAAGCTCTGGTACGAGGGCCAGTTCTGTAGATTCACGGGAATCAGTCCCATCGACGAATGAAACCGAAGACTTCCATCAGATACGTCCCACCCAAAAACAGGAATGAACAACGATGCTACCTCTGTGAATCCGACGGACCCCACAAGTGGTTCGACTCCGAGCTCAACCAGTTCGTCTGCTCGCAGTGCCTATCCCAAGCGGCTGCTGCGGAAAGGTTCCTACAACAATCGGCTCAACACCCACACTGACTTCGCGCACGAGGTCTACGGGTACGCCAAGAAAAGCCCATGCAACAAGCCTGCGAAGATCACCCGGGCTTACATCGCCTGGATCTTCTCGAAGATCGCCAACGGAGAGCGAGTCGCGCTCCCTGGAATCGGCACCATTCACGCAACTTTCCGCGCAGGGCGACAAGGAGTCGGAGAGTTCAAGGTGTTTCAGCCCCCGCAGTTCGTGCTGAAGATCAAACCATCTCCAGGCCTCAAACCGCATCTCGTCCGCCTCGCAAAAGAAAAACCAAACTCGTTCCAATGAATAGATTAAGCCTGTACATCCAAGACCCAATCGGGGCACACGCCCTGGTCTACAAGAAGCCCCTCGAGGACTTCGAGATCGCCACGATGATGCTCAGCGCACTGGCGTATCGAGACATGATCGGACCCATCATGCTGTGCTGCGATGAGCTCGGCCAGGAGTTCGCTGAATCGACCGGCATCAGCAAGCTCTACGACGGGGTGCTGCGACTCCGGATCGATCCAAAGATCAATCAGGACACCTACTGGGCCGCTGGTAAGATCGCCGCACTCAACCTGCTCAAGGCTCCGTGCATCCTCGTCGATCTCGATGCAGTGCTGTGGAAGCGGCCGTCGACGTGGAACGACGTGAACGTGCTGCATGACGAGCCGCGCCACTGGGAAGTATATGCCTGGAATAGCCTATGGTCTGAAGCTGAAGACATCATCAAGACTACAGAACTTCCATGCGTCTCACCGCTCAACACGGCGATACTGGGCTTCAACGACCAGGAGATCCTGGAGGAATACCGCCACCTTGCGGAGTCCCTGATGATCCGTGGGTCAATCAAGGGGGTGACAGCCGCGCACAAGGTTCTGATCAAGGGATCAGGCCGCGACCTGCCGATCACCGAGATGGTGTTTGCCGAGCAGTATTCGCTCCCAATGCTCGCCGCAGTGATGAAAAAGCGCGTGGGTAAGATCACCACGCTCGACATTGCCGCTGATCATCCCGTGAAGAACAAGACTGCGTTCCACCTCTGGAACTCGAAGCGGTTCTACGCGAAGCACGGCAGAGCCCGCGAGGTGTACCTCTCGTGGGTGATGGACGAGATCTGGAACATCGTGGAAGGGACGAACGATGAGTCGATCGTCCGTGCCATCGCCAACAAGCTCAATCTCCCGACCATCCGGGTCATCGATGGCAATACCGACGCTGTTCGTTGGTCGCGCCAGGGTGAGTGGTTCGGGCCGGGAGAAATCGTCACGAGACTATGAATCCAACGAAGAAAACGAGGGTGCGCCGCTGCAAGTTCGAGGCAATGGCGCAGGGGAAGGTCTGGGTGTTCCGCTGGGATCCCAAGAAGCAGTTGCTTCAGGGCTGGCAGAAACACACCAGGCTCAAGCGCAGCATCAGCGGTGATGTGCTCGCCGATGCCATCTCAGGCCAGTTTGACCTGTTCAAGGCAAAGGCCGTGCCAACCACCCCACAGAAAGTACACAAACTGTGGCATGAGGTTTGTTAAGTTTCGCAGGCTGCGTGAGTGGATCGCTGTTCTCCACGCCGAGGGGAAGGATCCAGGAATTTGGATGCTCCGATTCCTTCTTTCCCCTTGGCGATGGAGATCGCGTCGTACTACGCTCGCGCTACTTCGTCAGTGTGCTCGGTGTCCGTTGTACGGGAGGGATCTCCACAGATGCAGGCCATGGCAGAATGCGCCTTATGGGTGCGGATGCCATATGCCTACCAAGATCCGCTTTGGAGGGGGATGTTGGGCAAGGGAGACAGGACAGCCGCAAGACGTTGGTTGGCATGAGTGAAACTTCACACGAGCTCAATTTCTGGGACTCCATTCTGGAGACCAAGGGAGGTCAGTGGCCTGGAGATTTCCAGAACCGCCTTGACCCCGATTCCCAAGTTGCCGACTTCATGCGCGGAAAACTCTTTGCCAACGCCCATGTGCTCGATGTGGGCGCTGGCCCGCTGACCACGTTCGGCAAGCGTTGTGGCGAAGACCGCATCATTGTCACCGCTGTGGACCCTCTGGCCGAGGGCTACAACCGCCTGCTGGAGAAGCATGGCATCGTTCCCCCTGTCAGGACCATCCTGGGCTTTGGCGAGGGGCTCTACGAGCAGTTCGGAGCCGATTACTTCGATCTGGTCAACGCCCAGAACAGCGTCGACCACAGCCAATACCCGATGACGGTCATCCTCGAGATGATCGCAGTGACCAAGCCAGGAGGCTGGGTAACGCTGCTCCACCACCGCAACGAGGGTGAGAAGCAGAAGTATCAGGGGATGCACGGGTGGAACTTCGACACGTCAGGGGACGACCTGGTGCTGTGGAACAAGGGCCAATTCTACAACGTGACCCACAAGGTCAAACACGTCGCTGATTGCACTGTACGCATCATGGACGGAAATCTGGTTTTTGCGGAGATACGCAAAAGGAAAGGAGGTGAATTGAAATGAAAGGATCCAAGGATTCCAAGTCCACCAAGGGTGGCAAGCCGTTCCCGTTTCCGCCCAAGGGCGGCAAGGGTGGTAAGGCTGTCAAAGGTGGCAAGTAACACCCAAACGCAACAAGATTGACGCGGTATCCGGTGCTTGACTTGTGTGCCGGATACCGCACTCCACGATGAGTGCAATAATCCAAGTCTCCCTGTCAGGTGGGCGCGTCGTCACGGTGGTGCGCGGCGAGCTCAAGGCGGACGGCGAGAAGAAGAAGAAATCAACGAAGCCCGACAACCACGACATCACCATGGCCTGCGTCTGCCATTCCTGGAAAGGGAACAACGAACTGGCCGAAGAGCTCCTGAAGCGCGAGGCCGTAGAGTCGGTCTCGATCAAGGGGCGCGACGTATCAATCGAACTTTCAAATGAGCGCCGAATCCAAGGTCAGCGAGACAATCCAGCAACGCGGCAGCGTGTACGGTGAGCCCCACCTATCGCACGATAACATCGGCCTATGCTGGACCGCCGCCATCCAGCAGCACTACGGCATCCGCCTGCCTCACACCCTGCCATCCCACGTCGTTGAACTGATGATGTGCCAGTTCAAGCTGCAGCGATCGATGCGGGTCTTCCACGAGGACAACTACGTCGATCTCCGAGCCTACGCCGGCTTCGCAGAGCACGCCCAACGTTGCCCTGGTGAGCCGTTTGTGCCCAGCGCCATATCTTGACACTCACTTACAGGATTGCGCTTGATGGAGAGGTCAAGGGTTTTCCTCCTCCTCCCATGAAGTCTATCAATCCTCTCTCCGTTGAAGTCTCCGAGCTCTCACGTAACGTCCACTCCATACTAATTCCGTTTGGTCGTGGATCGAAACTGAAGGTGCTCCTGACGAGCGATGTCCACTTCGACTCCATGAAGTGCGACCGCAAGATGCTCAAACGCCACTTCGATGAAGCTCTCCAACAGAATGCTGTCATCATCATTGCAGGCGACTGGTTCGACGCCATGCAGGGGAAGTGGGATCCTCGAGGCTCCAAGGACGAGCTTCGACCCGAGTACCGTTCCGGTGCCTACTTTGACTCCGTCATCGATGACACGGTCGAGTTCCTGATGCAGTACCCTGTGGCACTACTAGCCATGGGCAACCACGAGACCTCGGTCCTCAAGCGCCACGAGATCAACATGAGCGAGCGTGTGGTGGCCCTGATGCGCTCCAAGGGACACGGCATTCGACTTGGTGGCTACGGTGGCTGGGTGAAGTTCCGTGGTGCTGACCGGGAGTACAAGCCGGACCAGCGAGGAGGTGCTTCGGTTACAATGAAACTGAAGTATTTCCACGGATCTGGAGGCGGTGGAATGATGACCCATGGTGTGCTCTCGACCCGTCGCCAGGCATCGTTCCTACCCGATGCCGACGTGATACTCAATGGGCACACCCATGACTCATGGATGGCCACCCTGGCACGGGAGCGCCTGAAAAACAGCCACGTCTCCATGGACTCGCAGGTCTTCATACGCACCCCAGGCTACAAGGACGACTACGGTGATGGCTCCCATGGCTGGGCTGTGGAGCGTGGGATGCCTCCGAAGCCGCTTGGAAGCGTCTGGATGGACCTGGTTTACTCTACCGGAATGAACGAGAGAGTCATCAAGGCCGAGTTCAAGGTTGCCTCGTAGCCAAGACCCTCCATTCCCGAAGATCAGTGGTCGGTCTCGTTGACCTCGGTCACCTGGGCGCTTCCAGAGGCTGCATAGATGCCCTGGACAACGCCAATGAACCCAGCAGGCACCTGCCACACCTGTCCGTTAGAGATGTCGACAGTGTAGTTGGTGGTGGAAACGGTCGTCCGAGACCCCAAAAGCACGTGCAGATGACCACCGCTCTCATTGTGGATGATCAGGTGCTTGCGGTAGACATTGGCTGGGGCAATCACAGCTGCAGTCGTCGAGGTAAACGTCGATTTCATTGCTCCAGAGGATTCCCGCCACCCACAGAAACGTCAACACCCTTGACGCTACACCGCTACAGGGGTAACACGAGCACGCCGAACCCAAGAGGAACGGCCGTGTAGCTCCTGGAAATCGCGTAAGGCGGTCCACGAGTGAAGGGATGGAGCGGAATGGGGCAGAACCCCTCGCCGCTTAATGCGCTCCAGGTGATCTGGAGAAGGCGTCAGCAGGCCCACGTAGCAGGCCAGGGTAGGACAAGGCGACCATCGCCCGAGGCTGACACAGGAGACCCCCACGCTCCAACCTACCCATCTCCCCTGGGAGGCTTCGTCGCCCCGCCCCACCCCCGCACGTGCCGGCCAGTGCCTCCCACCGCCCGGAGCAAGTGCCAGCAAGTGCCCGCACGATCCAGTAAGTGCCAGCAAGAGCACAATCGTTGTAGTAGTACAGCGTCTATCACTGTTACTGGACGAGTGCGGGACCGTTCAATACTGCCAAAGTCAGAAAGTTGAGAAAAGGGGGGTATGTGTCCACAGCCAGCCCAGAGCGTTCCCACCCTCCCCCCACCCCCGAGGCCGTTTGTTACCTTTGATAGTAAGGGTATCAACCGTTTATCGCCATAAACCCTATGTGTACAAGGGACGTGCGTCCCTTATTCAATAACAACAACGGGCAGCAACGCCCACCACACAACAACGACACAACATGAGCACCAACAACAACAAGTCAGCCAAGCCCGCCACCAAGTCCGCCAAGCCCGATGCCAAGGCCATTGAAGCCTCGGCCGTCGCCATCGACACCGCCCTGCAGGCCATCGTTGAAACGGCCGTGATTGCTGCAGCCAATCTGACCCAAGCCGTCAAGGAAGCCGTCGCCAAGTACAAGTCACTCGGTCTCGATGATGATGCCATCACGGGCCGAATCAAAGCGGTCTATGCTCGGGCACAAAAGAGCAACTCTGTGAACAAGGCCTTGCGTGCGGCCGGCCTGCGCCAGCGTGCCTTGCGCTCCGATGCCGGGAAGGCTCGCGATGCCGTGTCGATCCTCGATGCCCTGATTCAGGCTGGGAAGGCCAAGGGCAAGGCCAAGGCCAAGGGTGAAGCCGACGACACCGACGCCGTGGAGCGTCTCGCCAAGCGGGCTTGGGCCTTCGCCGATGAAGATGCCGACGATGCCGTGGAAATGCTGAAAGCGGCCATCGCCATGATCGAGGCTGGCGACATGGACGACACCGACGAGTCCGCCGACGACGAGTCCGCCGAATAAGGACGGCGTCCCTAGTGGGCCGGGGTGGCGCAATCTGCCCCGGCCTTCAACCCATTCATCCCATTCCCATGATCCTTGAATCCCGCCCCGTCCTTTTCGGCTTTGGCTATGAACGCCGCGCTTGGCCCCGTGCTGTCCACCACATTGTCAGGCTTGGGCCTCGTGAGGCTCGGCTGATTGTCGAGGAGGGCGAGTCCGTGGGCGTTGTCGCCATCTGCGCCTTCCTTGTGGCTGGCCTACTCTAGGGACCAGCGTCCCTTGTCTCTTTCCCGGTGGGCTTCGGCCCCTCGGGCTTTCCGTTCAGCCCCATGCTTCGGCGTGGGTCTGACCGGAGGGTTCGTCCCTTCCTAGTCAGCGGCACTAGTCCCCAAGTCCCTAGCAAGCAACGGTCAGCTGGATAGAGACCGTCGAGCGCAGAATGCCAAGACCCAACAGACACCCAGCCGTCGAGGCCAAGGAGATCGGTGTGCGGCGAGCAACTCGTAAACTGCGGAGATACCCCGAGGCTGCAATCCTCCGGGCTGCTGTGATCCGTGGCGGATTGAAACGGATAAACCTACAACACCACCCGTTCCTGTGCGAATCACAGGCCTTGCAAGAAAGACTGCTCGTGGGGGGAACCCTGCGGGAGATCGAAGAAGCCTTGGGCTCGCGTTTGATGGTCCCCTCCGTGGGTAAAATGTTCCATCGCCGTCAGTCCTAACCGTGGCGACACCACGGGACAGGGTGATCACAGTCAGACGTAAGATGAAGGCAAGTCAGGCGCATCACTGGCGCATCGACTCAGGCCGCAACCAAAAGAGGGTTCCCATCATTCAGCGTAATGCTCCAGAGATGGCCAATCGGAAGTTGCGGGCGACGCTGAGATCCGATGCGTGGAAAGGCGCAAATACTGCCCGGAGTTGGATTCACTCCGCGACGAACAGATCCCTTTGGAACGGCAACGAAACGAGCCGCCCATCGAATGGCAAAGGAGGCCAAAGAGCAGCGTTTCTTAACCTCCGCAGGCTGCGCCCGATCATTCAGCGAAATGCTCCAGAGATCAGACGTAGTGCTGCGGATGTTAGGGAATGAGTCCCTAGCAGATCCGGCTGAACCGGAACACACAACACAACTATGGATGCAGCACAACTCACACAACTCGTCTCGGCATTGATCATTGTCGAGAGCAACGGTCGCGACTCAGCAATCGGTGACGGAGGCTTGGCCGTTGGCCCGCTCCAGATCCACCGTGGCGTGGTCGAAGACGTGAACCGGTTCGCCGGCACGTCATACACTTGGAAGTCGATGACCAACAGGGTCGCCGCCCGCAAGGTGTGCGCCCTCTACCTCAAGAGGTACGCCGAGGGTCGCGATCAGGAATACGCCGCAAGAATCTGGAACGGTGGCCCCAAGGGTCCGACAAAGTCCGCCACGGATCGGTACTGGATCCGCGTGAACCGCGTGCTTCAGCAGCAGAAGGGAGGTGCGAAGTGAGCCACACCCCAGGCCCTTGGCACATCACCAGGAACACAGTTCCCGGCCAGTTCTGCACCTACACCAAGGTGCGTGATCGAGAAGATGGTGTCATCGCTGTCATGCACATGAATGAGGGTGCCAACGCCCGTCTCATCGCATCCTCCCCCGAGTTGCTGGCCGCGCTCGTTGCAATCAAGACACAAGCGGATTTTTCCGCCACTACGTTCCCAAATGCGCCGGGGAGGGGTGACTTCCTCGCCATAGCACGATGGGCACAGGAAGCCGTATCCAAAGCAACTGGAGGTGCCAATTGAGACCGCCCGCAGAATTCAAGGTCATGCGGCTTAGGGACTGCGGACCTAGCGAAGCAGTCATGGGTGACTGCCCATCACGCATCGTCTCCTACTGGAGGCAGAACATCCCGTCAGCTTCCTGGTTCTCGCCGGATCAGGAATCCTTTGTTGCGATCCTGCTCAACACTCGATGCAGGATCACTGGCCACGTCTTGGTCGCACTCGGAACGCTAGATCAGGTCGTGGTCCATTCACGGGAAGTCTTCCGTGCTGCGATCATCAATGCAGCGCACTCCCTTGTGGTGGTTCACAATCACCCAAGCGGAGACCCGACCCCATCCGAGGCTGACATCAGGATCAGCCGCGAACTCCAGAAGGGAGGACAGATTCTCAGGATCAACGTCAACGACAGCGTAATTATCGGTGCCGAAAAGCACGTCAGCCTCCGAGAACTCGGATACCTCTACAACCTATGAAAGCAATACAACACACAGCACAAGTCACACTGGTCGTCGAACACGGCCGTCTTCACACCAAGCACAGCGACATCGTCGACGCCCTGATGAAGGCATGGTTTTCATCCGACCCGGTCATCTTGTTTCAGTATCCAGAAGGAGACTGGGACGAAATCCCGTGGCCTATGGAAAAGAAACACAGGCCCATGCTCGCGTCGTGCCTCTACGACAAACGAGAGATGGGCGTCATCCCCTATGTTCCGTCCGTCATTCTGCCTGACGGGTCGGAGTTCTTCATCGAGGCAGAGCTTAAAGACTCAGTCCCTAACGAAACACAACCATGAACGCAACCACACAGACAGACACGATCAGGCTCAGTTCCGACAGCATGATCCACACCCCCGGGATTATCGCGATGGCGATCAACCAATACTCATTCAACAAATCATGGTCGATCAAGCTGCTGACAAGCGGCTACATGCTCACCAAGCGGTGCGCCGTCGACCTGCTCACCGGCAAGGTGAAGCACGAGATCATCGATGACGCCGTTGTCTTCGAGTATCCCGCCGGCAAGGCAATACAGGATGGAGGTGCGAAGTGAGCCAAGTCTTTATCGCTCGTGAACGATTCGAGTTCTCGAACGGAGCCATTGGGTGGAGACCCGGAGGTCCCTTCGATTGCCTCGGACCTTGGGCCAAGGTGAACAACTGCCCGATCCACGGCACCGATCTGCGCCTGACGTGCTATGCCACAGGTTACGCCAACACCTACTTCTCAATCCCTGCCGTTACCCGATACAAAGGTAAAAGGATCAAGGGATACCTGACACAGACAGACGAAGGAGGAGCAGAGTTCTGCCCTTACAACAATCACAAGCAACACATCAACATCACACAATGAATACATTCAAAGTCGGACACCTCACGGTCACCATCAAGCAGGACACAGATGCAGAGGCACCGTTCAGTCACGGCGTCACCATCTACTACCGCGACAAGTCCCGC